GCAACTAATGCGCGTGTGTTCTACGTCACTGGCGTGTGTATCAGTCCGATGGTTGTGACCACGGCACTGACGGGCGGCGGCTTTGTCGGTATCTGGTTCGCCGCTACTGGCAACACTGCGGTTACTTTGGCAACGACTGATGCTGACGGAACAACGGCGGCTGCTGCTAAGGCTCCGCGCTTTATCCCTCTGCCGCTTACCTCAACACTTGGTGCTGCTGCGGCTGCGGGTGTTGTATCGACTGACGTGGGCGAACACACGATTGCGTTCCCGACGCCTATTCCTGTGATGCCGGGCGAGTATTTCCAGCTAGGTTTCCGCTATCCGTTTGTCACTGCTGCGATCACCGCAGGTGCTGTGGATGGAGCGGTAAGCGTGAACGGCTACTGGGAGTAAGTCTTGTCACTGCTGCTTGCCCTCATAGGCGGGGGCGGTGGCCCTGCGACATACAACGTAACGATCTCTGAGGCTGCTGCTGCGGCCGATGCATCGTCAGCGCAGGCGCAGTTTGCATCGGTAGTTTCTGAGGTTGCAGTTGCAAGTGATGCGGCCAGTGCGGTCGCTGTTTTTGCAAGCGCCGTCTCTGAGAGCTTGGCTGCAGGAGACAGTGCCAGCACAACGCTGACGATCACTGCTGCGATCTCCGAGGCAGTAATTGCTTCTGATGGTGCCACGACGTCTATGGTCGTGGTGGTGACGGTAACGGAGTCTGTGACTCTGGCTGATCAGCAGGATGCAACCACATCCACTGGCAGCACGGTTTACAACGTGACCATCGTGGAGGTTATCTCAGGCGGAGATTCGGCCTCGACACTGATGACGATGTCTGCGGTTTCTGCGGACTCACTGACAGCTTCTGATGTGCAGGATGCGACGCTCTCAATGACGTCGAACCTGACTGAATCGATCACGACTTCTGAGTCAAGTTCGGCTCTACAGGAAATGAATCCCGCATTGATCGAGGCGATCGCTGCTGCGGATGATCAGACAACGACTTTGGCGATGTCTGCTGTGATTCAGGAGATCCTGAACTCAAGCGATCTGGCTGATACCAACATGGTTGCAAACGTGGATGTGAGTGAGTTACTGGCAACAGACGACCTAAGCGATGCGACTGGCGGGTCAGGCCCAACATTAACCCTCGTTTTCTCAACAGCAAACGATAGACGACGTATAGCATGAACCCAAACGATTTAGATCCTGATTTGCCGGACGAGATTCTGGACGCGCACTCACGCGATGCAGAACTGCGCGCCGCAAAGATCGCGTCTCTGTCGATGGTCGTCTCACGTCGCAGGGATGAAGCCGTAACAGGCCGCTCGAACTCTGGTATTGAGCAAGAATGGTCGGAAGATGCTGATGCCTATGAAGGCATTGACGATGCAAACCGCGCAGATCAGAAGGTCATCAAGCCTTCTACGTCTGCCGGTGGTATCACGCGCAAGTCAACTCCTAGTGGAACGCGCTCGACCGTCTTCCTGAACATCACACGTCCCTACGTGGACTCGGCTGCAGCTCGCATTGGCGACATGCTGATGCCAACGGATGATCGCTCATGGCAGCTAAAGTCTGAGCCCATCGCTGATCGCATCCCGTCGTACGCTGTGCAGAACCAGCAGGCGCAGCAGGCGATGCAAGGTCAGGCCCCCATGCAGCCCAATGGCCAGCCAGTTCCAGTGACTCCCGTGCAGGACGCTGTGTCTGTGATGCAGGAAGAGCTGGCCAAGCCGGTCGAGCGTGCACAACGTCGCATTGATGACTGGCTGACAGAATCTCAATGGCATGCCGAATGCCGCAAGGTGATCGACGATTGCTGCCGCATCGGTGTCGGTGTACTGAAAGGCCCATTCCCGACCAAGGTGAAATCCAAGGTTGTGGTGCAGGCAGATCAAGGCGTCGCGCTTGAGATCTCGATCAAGGTGTCGCCAAAGTCCAAGCGCGTAGATCCGTGGAACTGCTACCCCGATCCGGCTTGTGGTGAAGACATTCACTCTGGCAACTACTTCATCGAGCACGATCAGTTGACCGAGAAGCAGTTGCGCGAACTGCGTGGAATCGACGGCTATCTGTCCGATCAGATCACCGAGTGCATCAAGGAAGGCCCGCAGAAGAAGTACGCCGCAACGCAGAACCCTTCTGACAAAGAACGCAACGAGAAAGATCTCTACGACGTCTGGTATTTCTACGGTTCGATCTCTGCTGACGAGATGGTTGCTGCTGGTGTTGACGGAGTCAAGGAAGACGACGACAGTAAGTACGCTATTGTCACGCTGGTGAACGACCGCGCGATCAAGTGCGCATTGAACCCGCTGGATTCTGGCGAGTTCCCATACGACGTGATCCCGTATCAGCGTCGCTCTGGAACATGGACTGGCATCGGTGTGGCGCGTCAGGTTCGCACGCCTCAAGGCATGATCAATGCTGGCACCCGCAACATGATGGACAACGCCGCTCTCTCGGGTGGCCCGATCTTCGCGATCGACCGTCAGATGCTTGAGCCCATCGCTGGTGGCTGGGAACTCACGCCTCGCAAGGGTTTCTATACGACTGCCGCTGCAGAAGGTCGAAGTCTCAAGGATGCAATGGTCGTCTTTGATATTCCAAGCCGTCAGCAAGAACTGATGAACATCATCCAGTTCGCATTGAAGATGGCCGAGGATGTCACTGGCATGCCGATGCTGCTGCAGGGTCAGACTGGATCTGCGCCTGACACGTTAGGTGGCCAGTTGATCGCCAACAACAACGCCGCTGCCGTACTGCGTCGCTTCTCACGCCTGTGGGACGACATGATCACTGAGCCTCACATCCGCCGGTACTACGAGTTTCTGCTGATGTACGGTGAGGATGACAGCGAGAAGGGCGTGTTCACGATCGACGCGCGTGGATCTTCCGCTCTGGTTGAGCGTGACATCCAGAACCACGCTGCGATGCAGATGCTGCAGTTCTCTGCCAATCCGATCTACGGGATCAACCCGAAGAAGGCTGCTGAGGAAGCACTCAAGGCACAGCGACTCGACCCGAAGCGCTTTCAGTACAGCGAGGAAGAGCAGGCCAAGATGGCCAATCAGCCGCCACCTCCACCGGTTCAGGTGCAAGTCGAGCAGGTTCGTGGCCAGAACGCACTGCAGGCGATCCAAGCCAAGACGCAAGGCGAACTGCAGTTGGTGCAGCAAGAGGCCGCTCACGAACAGCAGGCGCTGCAGGCCGGTGGTGCTACTCCGCACATGGCTGCAGCATCCGCCCGTATCGAGCAAGAGCGCATCCGTGCAGCCACTGCTCAGGCAGTCGAGTCTTCTCGTGCCAATGCAGAGATGGCGCGCGCCGAGAAGGAAAAGAGATCGCCGATCAGAACGGCCAATACCGCGTGCAGGAATTGATGCTCAAGAAAGAGATCGCCTTGCTGCAGTACAGCACGCAGCAGAAGATCAGTCTCGACACAGCGAAGACAGAACTTGCCAAGTCCTCTATGGACAACGAGACAAAACGTCAGTTGGCTGCAGCAGAGATCGCTCTCGCACAAAGCGAAGGCCATCACAACCGCATGGTTGATCTGCACAAGCACAACACGTCGCTCGTTCGTGACGAGATCTCAACGCCTGACACACCATGAAGCTCTCGGACTCCGAGCGCATCAGCGCGTGCTGGGTGAAGTTGGAAAAGCACATGAAGTCAGAGATCGATCTGCTTCGCCAGCGCAATGACGCTGACATCGATGCAGTCAAGACGGCCACGATTCGCGGCCAGATCTTGGCGCTCAAAAAAGTATTAAGCCTCGCCGCTACTGACAAAAGCGACGAGTAGAGATTTGCCTGCAGTCGAAAGACTCCGGGCGATAAGTGCAGACAGTGGTGACGAGCCGCCCTCTGCGTGTCAACGCCAGCCATCGAGCTGGTTTTTTACGACCTAAATCGAAGATGTCTATTGAAACAACACCGGAAGTAACACCAAGCGAAGCCGATCAACTATCTGCCGGATTCAATGATGACCCCATCAGCGAAGTCCCACAGGAAACGGTTGAGGAAAAGCAGGACGAACCCGAGGTAAAGCAGGAAGAAGTTGTCGAGGAAGCGAAGCCCGAAGTTGTCAGCATCACGTCTGACCAATGGCAGGCATTGCAGGCACGACTTGCTGAGATTGATTCACTGAAGGCTGACACAGCCAGACGTGTTGATCAGGCGCTCGGTAAGTACGGCGAGCTCAACCGCACTCTGCAGCAGATGCAACAGAAGCCTTCGGGCGGAGTGGATCTGTCGCGCGTGAAGTTCGAGCGACTCGCAAGTGACTACCCTGAATTTGCCAAGTTAATTCAAGAAGATTTGGCTTCTGCCAACGCGCCATCGCAGGCGGCGGCAACGCTCGATCCTGCCGAGCTGGAGCAGCGCTTTCAGGCAAAGATGAATGAGGAGTTGGAAAAGATCGCGCTCAAAAGCGAGATCCGTGATCTGACCCGCAGGCATCGTGACTGGCAAGACGTTGTGCGCAGCAGTGAGTTCCAGCAATGGGGCGCGTCTCTGCCGAGTGACAAGTGGGAATCTCTGCGATCTAGCAATAACGCAGATGAGATTTCCGACGGTCTTGACGAGTACAAGTCCCACGTCGCGTCCATCAAAGCAGCGCAGGAAGCAGCGGCCAAACCGACAGAGCAGAAGAAGGTCGCATCAAAGCGTCTTGAGGCGGCAATCACGCCGACAGGTACGGCAAGTAGTCCCGCCACTTTAAGTGAGCGAGATCTTTTTTTACAGGGGTTCAAGTCCCCATAGTCCATAAAGGAAATTCATCATGTCAATGCAAGGTTTTAACCTTTCCCCCGGCCGGATTGCGAAGTTCAAAGGCCAGATCCTGCGCCACGCAATCCCCGTTGAAGTTCTCGGCGTCACTGGCCAGCAAATCGCCATGCCCGAGAAATCGAGCGACACCATCGTGTTTCGTCGTTGGTTGCCCTTCGGCGGCACATCCGGCGCGCCGAACCAGTTCTTCCAGAACGCCACTGGTGATCGCGGCAACGCATACGCTCAAGCTGCTCTGACTCAGGAAGGTGTTACACCTCCGCCTGATTCTCTGGTGCCGCAAGACGTGACTGCCGTTCTGAACCAGTACAGCGTGCTGTACGGTGTGACCGACAAGACCGTGTCGCTGTACGAAGACGACATCCCCAGCGAAATGATCCGTCAGACTGGCGAGCGCGTCGGCCTGATCCGTGAGATGGTTCGCTACGGTGCACTGAAGGGCTGTACCAATCAGTTCTACGGCGGCACTGGCACCACCCGCGCTACCGTGAACGGCGGCGTTACCCTGAACTTGCTGCGCAAGATCACCCGCTCGCTGCGTCAAAACCACGGCAAAGTGATTCGCACCGCTCTGGCTGCTGCTCCCGAGTACGCAACCGCACCGGTCGAAGCCGCTTACCTCGTGTTCGGCCACACCGATCTGGAACAAGACTTCCGTGATCTGCCCGGCTTCAAGCACGTTGCCGAGTATGGCCAGCGCAAGCCGATCAATGAGTACGAGCTGGGCTCGGTGGAAAACTACCGCATCATCCTGTCTCCTGATCTGCCTTCCATCCAAGACTCCGGCGCTGCTGTGGGCTCTTTGGGTCTGACCTCTACCTCCGGCACTTCGATCGACGTGTATCCGTTCATCGTTGCTGCTGAAGACGCATGGGGCCAAGTGATGCTGCGTGGTGCCAACTCTCTGGATCCCACCTACATCGCTCCCAAACAGAAGGACAAGAACGATCCTCTGGGTCAGCGCGGCTACATCGGTACGACCTTCTGGATGCAGTGCGTTGTGCTGAACAACGGCTGGATGGCAGTCGGAAATGTGGGAGCAAAATCCCTTTAACCTACTGAATTAGTCAACTAATTCCAAGGAAATAAATCATGAGCATGTCCCTACAAGGACGCTTGGCTCAGGTCATTAGCAACCGTGAGAATCGCCATCTCGCGGCTGCTATTGCTCCTGCCCAAGACCGTCTGTCTTCCCAAATGTTTTCCAACGTGGCTCCCGTCATCAATGGCGTTGGTGCTACGTTCGCGAAAACTGGTGCTTCCATCACCTACGGCATTGCCAACGGTTCTATTCAAGTTGTTGCTGCTGGTACAGCGCTGACGGCTTTGACTGGCCTGAACATCTCTGCTGGTAAGTACAACGTGTTCTGCTGGTTCATCGACCAAGCCGGAACCATCACTGTGCGTATGGGCACTGAAGGCGCTACCGCTGCTGCCGTCAAGTTCCCTGAGTTTCCTGCTGGCAAAGCTCTTCTGGGCTTCGCTCTGGTGACTTACGCATCTGCCTTCACCGGCGGCACGACCCCTCTCGATACAGCCACCACGCTGTACTTCGGCCCTGTTGGCGCATTTGACCCAACGGCAGTTTTGTAATTTGTAAAGGAACTTCGAAATGTCCCAAACTCTTGACCTCGCTGGTGGCAACTTCTGCACCACCAAAGCTGGCTTCGCTGCTGGCACCACCACCACTACGACCACCGCCAACACCACGATCTACTCGCTGGCTGGCAAGGCGTACTCCGCTGCTGGCGCATCCAATGCCGCCACACCCACGACCGACGCTCTGACAGGCGCTGCCTTCACTGGTATCGCTGTCAACAAGGGCGGCGTGTTCGCGTTCTGCCGTGATTCCGCTGGCGCAATCAAAGTTGTGCAGGGCGACATCAAGGCGCTGGACGTGTCCGGCAACTTCATCGATGCACCTCAGCTGCCCACCTTGCCTGACACCTTGGCAGCTTATGCCTATCTGGTGGTCAAGGTTGGCTCGACTGGCGCTTTGTGGACTCTGGGCTCCAGCAACATGTCTGGCGCAACTGGCGTTACCTACGCATTCCAAGACGTGCTGACTCTGCCCGCTCGACCACAAGTCGCGTAAGGCTGGTAACTCGTACCAAGGGAGGGCTTCGGCTCTCCCTTTTTCTTTGGCCCATTTCGGGCCTTTTTTATTTCTGGAGAAAACATGGCACGCATTACCCGCAAAGAAATCTCAACGACTGACATGCAAGTCGGTCAGGAATCCTCGATTGTTTTGCCTACTGGCAATTTGATCCGTCCGGACGAGCCGGAAATCATGATCCCCGATGGCCCAACCATCGATGAGTACGCAAAGCAATTGGCTTTCAACGAAGAGCTCGTGACCGTCATGGTGCACGAGACAGCCGAGGAAAACGCAGCTCCTCTGGTTGATGTCTACGTCAATGGCGTAGCGCAGTTCTTCCCCCGTGGCGAGCCCGTCACATGCAAGCGCAAGTACGTCGAAGGTCTGGTTCGGGCCAAGCCCACAGCGATCTCGACAGACGTGCGCGAACGCAATAGCGAGAACCCACAGAACGTCGTGAACCGTCGCTCTGCGCTTCGCTACCCATTCTCTGTAATCGAAGACAAGAACCCCAATGGCGGCGCTTGGCTTCGCAAAGTTCTGGCCGAGGTGTAACACATGGCAATGACCTATCTCCAGCTTGCCAACAAGCTGATTCAAAAGTCAGGCGTCTCTGGTGGTGCGATCAGCACTTGTCAGAACCAGACCGGCGAGCCGGGGAGGGTCGTGTCATGGATTGACGAGGCGTGGATGGACATCCAAGAGATCCACCCGAACTGGGATTGGATGCGTCGCGACGTGAGTTTTCAGACGACTGCAGCGCAATCCTCCTATACGCCAGCACAGTGTGGCGTTTCAGATCTCGGCATCTGGGATCTCGACACGTTCCGCACCTACATCACATCGGTCGGTGTTGCCAGTGAAACATTCCTCGGAAAGATCGACTACGGACGTTTTCGCGACACGTACCAATACGGGAACATGCGCAACGTCGTCGGCCGTCCGATTGCGATCACATCGAACCCGAAGGATCTGTCGCTGATCCTTGGGCTCACACCTGATTCCACTGGCTACACATGCGTCGGCCAGTATTACCAAGAGCCGCAGCACTTGACTGCTGACTCTGACACTCCTGCATTCCCATCGAAGTACCACATGATGGTCGTGTACCGCGCCATGATGATGTACGGGAGTTATGAAGCTGCCAACGAGGTGTACCAAGAAGGCAAGTTCAACTACGACATCATGGCTCGTCGCCTGAACAACGAGCAGCTCCAAGACGTATCGGTGGGCGGACTATGAATCTGCCGCAAGTTCGTCAGGATTTCTACGCTCTGGGTGGTGGACTTGATCTGCTGACGCCTGCGATTGCGCTCAAGCCCGGACTGGTGATCGACGCTCAGAACTACGAGCCTGAGATCGCTGGCGGCTACAGACGCATCGATGGATATGAGCGCTACGACGGACGGACATCACCTTCTAGTGCGACGTACTGGCTGATGCAGATCGCGCAGACTGGTTCGATCAGCACTGGCGACACGGTCACTGGTGCAGCGTCTGGAGCGACAGGCAAGGTCATCGGATCTGTTGGCACAAGCCTGATCCTCGGCCGCGTCACTGGCACGTTCATCGCTGCTGAAACCATTCAGGTTGGCGTCACCGTCGTCGGAACTGCGGTGGCCACTGCGTATCAGAACGGCGCGACGACGCCTTCGACGAACGCGGACTACATGCTGCTCGCGGCCAACGATTACCGAAACGATATTCAAGCCGTACCGGGGTCTGGCCCGATCCGTGGCGTTTGGGTCTACAACGACGTCGTCTATGCGTTCCGCGACAACGCGGGCGGAACTGCTGGCGCGATGTACAAGTCGACATCCACTGGATGGACGCAAGTCGTCTTTGGCTCTGAGATCTCGTTCACGTCTGGCCTTGCTGCTGGCGCATCTCTGACTGTTGGCCAAACGATCAATGGAGCGACGTCAGGCGCAACGGCCATCGTCAAGGCTATTCTCCTGCGCACTGGCGCGTGGTCTGGAACTGGCGTTGGAACGCTGGTGTGCACCACAATCACCGGCACATGGCAGAACGGCGAATCGATCCGTGTTGGTGCAACGGCCATCGCAACATCCTCCTCGACGATGAATGCGATCACGCGTCTTTCGGGTGGTCGCTGTGAGTTCGTCAATGCCAACTTCACCGCCTCCACTGCGACGCTGAAGATGTACGGCGCGGATGGTGTGAACTGCGCATTCGAGTTCGATGGCACGACGTATGTCCCGATTCACACGGGGATGACGGCGGACACTCCTGCGCACATCGTGTTCCACAAGTTCTGCCTCTTCCTGTCCTACAAAGGCTCGGTGCAGGCTTCCTCTATCGGTCTTCCATATTCGTGGACGGTCGTGACTGGCGCTGCTGAGATCGGCGTTGGCGAAGACGTGACGGGAATGATTCCGCAGGGCGGATCGAACAGCGGATCATCTCTGGCCATCTTCACGACGAAGCGCACGTACATCTTGTACGGCTCGACGTTCGGATCTGGTGGCGACGCGCGTCTCGTGACATCGATCTACGAGTTGGGTTACACGGCGTACACGATGCAGCCTGTGTCGAACAACACCTACGGATTGACGCCGCGTGGCATTCAGTCTCTGGTGACGACTCTCTCCTACGGTGACTTCGACTACGCGTCTGTTGCGCATCAGATCATGCCGTTCCTTGTGTCTCGCCGTGGAACTGAGACTGCATCGAACTCTCTTCGTGCCAAGGATCAATACCGCCTGTACTTCTCTGATGGATTCTGTGTGGCGATGGGCCTCACTGGCGATCAGGTCAACGGATGCATGCCGCTGAACTACGGGCGCGCCGTGCGATGCATTGTTACGACGACGCTGTCCACTGGTAACGAGGTGACCTACTTCGGATCTGACGACGGGTACATCTATCAGGACAACGTCGGAACTTCATTCGATGGCGCAGCGATTGAGGCGTGGATTCGCCTGCCTTTCAATCACGCAAAATCTCCGCAGACACGCAAGCGTTTCCGTCGCGCAATCTTTGAGGTTCGCGTCGTCTCGTACTCGCAGGTCAGCATCGCATACGACCTCGGATATGGAAATCCTGACGTCAATCCTGCGATTGCCTCGGATCAAAAGATTCTTATCGGTGGTGGCTACTGGGATCAGTTCACATGGGACTCGTTCACATGGGACTCAAAGATCGTCACGAGCCCATCGATGTCACTGGAAGGCACAGAGAAAAACATCTCGATGACCTTCTATAGCAATCGCAATCAAGACCAATCCCATACTGTATCGGGCGTAACCCTGATGCATACCCCGCAACGCACCGAAAGGTAAATCGATGGCTTATTACGCGCACAGCAGCGGCGTTCCTGCAGCAGCATCTCGCGGCACTTCCGCTAACGTCCGATCTGAATTCGACCTAATCCAAGCTGGATTCACGTCTGCGTACAACGATATTCAGACGCTTGCCGCTGCGATTGGCGCAGGCACTTCGTCTGTCGAATCTCCGATCGCATCTGCATCGACTACGACGATCGGCAGCGCTGGCGGCAACATCATCTCGATCACCGGCACGAACACGATCTCGTCGTTCGGCACTGTGTACAACGGCGCGAAGTACATCCGCTTCACTGGTTCGCTGACGCTTCTCGCATCTGCATCCCTCGTCACGCCAAGCGGCTCAAACATCGTCACAACTGCTGGCGACTCATGCGTCTTAGTTCCGATAGGAAATCCAGCAAGCGGATGGCGCATTGCAACCTATGAGCGCATGTCTCTTGCAAGTCTGACTGACGATGCGGTACGCAAGTCGACAGCAACTTTGCAAACGCTTACTGGGAACCTCACATCTCCCACGCTTACTGCATCGACATCTTTTGTAATGGGTGCAGCGTCCAATGCTGGCCTCACAGTGCAAACGTACACCGCAGGATCTAAGGCTGCCATCTACTCCAATGCAGTCACTCCTAGCGCAACGAACTACTCGCTTCTGACTGACTCGGTCAGCACAACGCTCAACGCGTCCACATCAGTGCTGCTGGCGATCGGCGGAACGACGGCTGCGACGATCACCAACACAGGCATCAACTCAACCCCGATAGGAGCCACAACCCC